GTCTCTCTGCGTGCTGCCTTTATTGCGGCCATTTCCTCATTGCTGAATTTATAGTTCGATGCCATTATTCATCACCCAGATACAGTATAGCATATCTGGTAAGACGGTTAAAGTGTTTTACTAGATTTTAGTCTCAAAATGCCTTGGGTAAAGGTACAGGTCCATCGAATTTGCCTGACACGGCAGTTGGCATCTTTTTGTCACGCCTCTAAAAATGGGCGCAAAAAAGCCCGGAAGTCGTTGAAACTTCTAGGCTTTTCGCAGCGGCATCTTTTTTGGTGCAACTTGATGGCAAAGAACCGTAATTTTGATAGAAATCCGTCAAGGGGGTGCAACTATGGTTTAGAGGGGGTGCATTTTGATTTTTGGGGGGTGCAGTATATATTGCTTGCCATCAAGATTTATTTACCACCAACACTCCAACGGTGAAATGTCTATAATGCCTTCTGGGGGAATTTGAACGCCATTTTTCATTAATAAGATGTGTTCTGACGGTGCGCCAAAAGCAGTTATGTACGCTTTAGTAAGATAGTTTAAAACTTTATTCTCAATGTCTTGTTCGTCGTACCCATCATATACAATGTCATGACCTTGTACCGTCGCAACAATTTTGTATGGTTTGTGAGATGTATGCCACTCGTTTGATAGCGTTAAATTAAGGAGATTATCTATATCTGATAAAATCTCAGGTCTCCAGTGAACATAACCGCCATACGGGTGCGCATCCCAAAGTGATAAAAACCCACAAGTCGTAAAATCATAATATAATTTTCGACCAATAGACCAACACGCATAGGCAGTCCTATCAAATCTGGGCGGGCACTCGCCAAATGATATGTCATATGTTTGCTGCTTGAAACTGAGTATACGGCTTTCAATATCAATTTTTATATTTTTATCATCTAAAAAGGTACGCAGTTCAGAATCTTTGCATTCATAAGAATGTACAAGATCTAGTATGCCGTGCTTTTTGAATGAACTACACTGATTAGCACTCGTGGTAATGTGATAATAAGTAAATACCCACTCCTCATAGTTTGATGGAAAACATCCGTATTTTTGAATCACATCACTGACCAAATCATCCTCATACCGATATTCTCTGCGTCGCAGAATGAATTTCTCCCAGATTGGCAAATCAACACCAGTAAAATTAATCAATGTATGCAGCGCGTTTGCGGATGTCCGAATATCATATACATTATTATATTCCATTCCATCAACTCCATGATTAAACACCAATTGTATTGACATTATAGCATATAATCCAACTTTTGTACAGCAAAAGCCCGCAGGCGACCAAACCTGCGGGCTTTATGCTTTTGTGGCTTATACATCAATCTCTGTTCCGCCCTGGAATTTAAAGGTCATCCGTTCATCGGCGTGGACGGTTACTGTGTCAATAATAGTCAACCAGAGTTTTTCATCAAACTCGGTGAGAGTGTCCAGTTCCTGCACCTCAAACATAAATCCTCCGATGGCTTCTGCCTGGGCTTCCCGTGCGGCTTTTGTGGTGCGGAGCTGCTCAAGCTGTGCTTTTGCTTTTTCGTACCGCTCCACAAGACCGTTGTACCGGGCGGTATATTCCTGCTGGTTCTGTGCCGACTGCGCGTTTTCGGAAATGCAGCGTTGGGTCAGTTCTGTCACCACATCGATCTCTGTGAGCAGGCGCTCGATTTCTGCATCAATGCCCGTGCAGTCCGTCAGCGTGGTTTGCATCAAGCGGCAGTCCTCAAGGATGCGGTCCTTGCTGTCGATAATGGCGTTGAGGGCAGCAACGAACCGCACTTTAATGGTTTCCTCGTCCAGATGCGGAGTTTCGCATTTGTGTTCACCCTTGAATTTGCCGTTGCACTGCCAGATGACCCTGCGATATTTCGAGGTCGAGTTCCAGACTTTCGAGCCGAAGTAGGAACCACAGTCACCGCAGATGATTCGTGAGGAGAAAATACTTTTTCCACTGTACTGGCGGCTAATCCGCTTTCGCCGTGCAAGCTCCGTCTGAACCTTGTCGAACTCTTCCGGCGTAATGATCGGCTCATGGCTGTGTTCCACATAATACTGCGGCACTTCGCCCTCGTTCAGCTTTTTCTTTTTCGTAAGGAAATCGACCGTGAAGCATTTCTGAAGGAGTGCAGCGCCCTTGTATTTCTCATTTTGAAGGATGCTTTCAACGGTGCTGGTCTGCCAGCGTTGCTTTCCCGATGGAGTCGGAATCCCATTCACCGTCAGTTCCTTTGCAATGGCTCCCGGCGTCAGCCCCTCCATGAATCGAGTATAGATCCGGTGGACAATGATCGCCTCTTCCGGTACAATTTCGGGAAAACCGTCTGCGCCTTTTCGGTAGCCAAGGAACTGCTTATATGGCAGGTTGACCTTCCCATCGGCAAACCGTTTTCGTTGGCCCCAGGTGACATTTTCGGATATGGAGCGGCTTTCTTCCTGCGCAAGGCTCGACATAATGGTCAGCAGCAGTTCGCCCTTGCCGTCAAAGGTGTAGATGTTCTCTTTTTCAAAGTAGACTTCCACGCCTTTTTCTTTCAGCTTCCGGATAGTGACCAGACTGTCGACCGTATTTCGGGCGAAGCGGCTGACCGACTTTGTGATGATGAGGTCGATTTTACCGGACATCGCATCGGCGATCATTTCATTGAAGCCGATGCGATGCTTGGTGTTCGTGCCGGAAATACCCTCGTCCGTGTATACTTTTACAAACTCCCATTCGGGATTGCGTTTGATGTATTGCGTGTAGTAATCCACCTGTGCTTCGTAGCTGGTGAACTGCTCATCACTGTCTGTGGACACTCTTGCGTATCCTGCGACCCGCCGTTTTTGTACCGCCACCCCGGAAAGGTGCGTCAGCGGATTGATGGTCGGCGGAATGACTGTGACCGACCGTGCTGCTGTTCTGTTCATTCCTTTTCCCTCCTTGCCCGCAATGCCCGCTGTCGTGCCTTTTCTTTCATTTCAGGTGTCCAGCTTTCTGTCCTGGAGCGATCTGTCCACCGTTTAACGATTTCTGAACCGTCATCCATGCAGAACACGACCACATTGTTTTTCTCTGCTCTGATTGCCGTTATTTTGCTTCTGACCATATCAGGGTCAAAGCTGACCGTTCCCAGCACCTCGCAGGTGAGGGCTTCGAGCGTTTCTTCTGGAATCCGCTTTGCGGCACATTCGGATTTGCCTTTGGTCTGGAACGTGGTGCAGTTCCAGAAGTGCTTGCTGCGGCAGGTGACGCGCTTATAGGCGCTGCCGCAAAGGCCGCAGCGTATAAGCCCGGAAAATGTTGACCGTGTAGGCTTTCTACGGTTTTCTGCCTGCCGCGCCAGCTTGTTCAGCCGAACCTGCGCCTTATCAAATGCCGCTTGGTCAATGATCGGCTCATGGGAGCCTGTGACATAATACATCGGAAGCTCGCCCCTGTTCGGCACCAGCTTTTTATCGATGTGATTCTTTCGGTACTGCTTCTGGAGCAGCGCATTGCCGGTGTACTTTTCGTTGGACAAGAGGTTCCGAATGCGGTCCGCGCACCACGTTCCGCCGAGGGGACGTTCACACCCTCTGTCGTTCAAATCGCGGCTGATGGAACTCAGGCTCTCTCCGCCGTTGAAGCGCGTGAATATCTCACGGACAACGGCGGCTTCTTTCTCATTCACCTGAATACCATCTGCGGTAATGCTGTAGCCGAACAGGAACCGCAGGTTGACAAGCTCTCCGCTCTCAAACGCTTTGCGGATGCGCCATTTCTGATTTTCGCTGGCCGACAGGCTTTCTTCCTGTGCGTAGGATGCCAGGATGGTCAGCATCAGTTCTCCGTCCACACTCATGGTATGGATGTTCTGTTCTTCAAAGAAAACATCAACACCCAGGCTTTTCAGTTCCCGGACGGTTTCCAGCAGCGTGACCGTATTTCTGGCAAAGCGGGAGATACTTTTTGTAATGATGAGGTCGATTTCCCCGGCGCGGCAGCTTGCCAGCATTCGCTGAAAGCCATCCCTCTGGCTCTTGGTACCGGTGATGGCTTCATCACTGTACACGCCGCAGTAAAGCCAACCGGCGTGGGACTGGATCAGGTTGTTGTAATAGCTCACCTGCGCAGAAAGCGAGTGGAGCATTGCGTCCTTTCCAGAAGAAACGCGGGCATAGGCGCAGACACGCAGCGCCTTCGGCTGCATGGGAATCTGGAAATCGACCCGTTCTATGACTCTCTCTATGTCGTTCACCTCCCTTTGGTGTGTGACATATTACCTCTGAAAGCATGATTTATCCAGCCATTTCAGCGGAATATACTGCACGAAGATATGCCGTATTTCTTGGCAATGATCGTATCAATTTTAGCGTACTCTCTTGCTGAAATCAGCCCCTTGGAACGCATACTCCGGGCGAGAGCCATCACCGTCTGATAGGAAAATAGCCGCTTATCGTAATCACTCATGGCCGGCCTCCTTTCTGCGGAATTGCAAATAGCAGTCACGGGAGCAGAACACCCGATTGGCGTTACCATAGCTTTCAAACTGTTTTCCGCACTGCCGGCAAGTGAGTGTGTAGTACGCTTTCCGCTGTACTCTTTCGGGATGTGCATTCCACCACGCCATTCGGCAGGCATCGGAGCAGAACAGCCTTTTCCGTTTATGCGGTATCTGCTCAAGCGGAGCCTGGCAATTTCGACATAGAGTATTTGATTCCTGCAACTCTTCAATCTGCACGGGATGCCTGGCGCAAAAGGATTTTACTGTGTTTACCGGTATCCCCGTCAGCTTAGCTATCTTTTTATAGCCAAAGCCTTGGTATTGTAGCTCAATAATATGCTTACGTTCGCTCTCTGTCATAGCGATGCCCCTTTTCTGTAAATAGCATTTCTCGTTATACACAGATAAAAAGGCTTTTTGTCAGGGTGAACTTGGCAAAAAAATAAGCCCTCCACGGAAAAAATCCGCAGAGGGCTTAACTGAGAGTGAAGAACCTGACTCTCAGTATGTTTACTTCTGGAGCATATCATGATACCGTTTGAGCATCACGCAGAACTGTTCACGGGAGAGGTTTTCCCGCAGTTTGAGGTTACCGTTTGTATCCCCCAGCAGAAGGTGGTTTTCCAGCGCCCAGTTCACAGCGTCCTTCGACCATGCGGCGGGGGCGTTGTCCAGGGGTGCCGAAGCCTGCCCACCCAGAGCTGCCGTGACCTTCTCTGCCAGATCGCCCATGCGGGCATACATCCAATCGCCAGGGCAGGATTTGTTCGCAAACCATCTATGGACAGTCAGCACCATCTCGTCCTGCTTTGGACTATAATTGAGCGTCTTGTCCTTATCGCCCAGCCAGAGCAGCTTGGTCTTGCCATTACGCTTGCAGATATCGGTGCAAAGCTCAATGAGCTGCTGGTACACCACATCCTTGAACGCATACGGCTCAGTGGCATCACTGGCGCACTCAATGGTCACGGCTCTCTGGTCGTTGGCAGCGGAGGACGAGCACCAGGAGCGATTTTTCTCCTCTACATACATCCCGACTCTGCCGTCCACGCCAATGCCGTAGTTGGAGCTTGCCTGACGGGACTTCGGCAGGAATACATTTCCCAGTGTTTCCACGCTGCACTGACCTACCACGCAGTGGGGCGTGATGCGGTCAATGCTGTGGGTGCGCTGCCCGGAGTGGTTCGGGCTGAGTTTGGTGTAGGATACCAGAGGGCTGTTCGTGTAAGCCATTACTCTTCACCGCCCTTTTCATCGGTTGCGCGGTCATGCAGCTGCTCCAGCACTTCTTTCAGCTTTTCGGGGATCGGCAGGCCTAGGTGTGCGGCGTTTTCCAGCAGGCTCACACCCTCGTTGGAAAGGTAGAAGAAAATGACCGCCGTCCGAAGAACCCCTGTTCCACCGAGCACATAGACATCCAGAATGTTTCCAATGCCCACAAGGGTGAAAATCAGCACCTTCCGGCAAATACCCTTGAAACCCACAGCACTGGAAAGATTCTTGTCCGAGATGGCACACAGAACGCCGGTAATGTAGTCGATGACCACAAAGGCAATCAGGGCATACAGAAATCCGTCCACCCCGCCGAGAAACCAGCCAAGAAAGCCGCCCAGGGCAGCGAACGCGACCTGAATGCCATTCCAAATCTGTTTCATATTTGTTTCCTCCTTATTCCTCTGTAAAATGAACAAACGGCATCAGCAGCCCGATGTCGTTTGCAGATAACAGCAGGTTTTCCGTAATGGGAATGTCGATAGCTTCCACCTCCGGCGTGACCTCCATTGCTAACAGTTCTTCCAGTTCGGCGGCGGCTTTCGGCTCGTTCTCTTCGGAGAAATCAAAGCTGCCGTCCTCCTTTGCTGTGCCGTATTTTTCAAAGATTTTCTGCCGCTGTTCGGCAAAGAAATCCGCCTCTTTCTGCAAGGCGGTAATCATGCGCTTGAGCTTGTAGGCCAGACGAAGCTGCAGGTCTCCGGCAGACAGCTTGGACAGCGCCGGAACCGCCAGAACGATGTCTTTCAGTTGTACTTTCATGTGCGTTTTCCTCCTTAAGTGCCGATCAGCCCGTATTTCACAAGGATGCCGACCAGGTTGTTCAGAATTTTCAGATAGTTGGATGAGCTTGCTGACGAATAGCCCATATTCTGCGAATAGGTGCTGAGCGTCTGCCGTGCGATGGGACTAGCGGAAAAGAAACCGATCCTTGAGCTGTTGCTTGAGCCGATTTTTACCTGCACGGAGCCGAGGTAGGCATAGTGCCAGTAGAGGCTTGAAGTACCGAGATAAAAGGGATATGAGGTGCTGCTTGAGGACGGTTTCAGTTCGCGGGCGGTATTTGCCGTGATGTAATAGCTGGTGCTGCCACCCATCTTGACTTCTGCTCCGGCCATGTTGGGGTCAGAACCACCGCCAATGACTGTGCCGTTGACGCAGAGCTTTCCTGCACTGGCGGAAAGATAGCAGTTGGAACTGAGGTATAGCTTTTCAATGTAGCCCGTGTCCCAGTAATAGGTGGACGAGCCGAGACGGTTGACCGCAGCTCCGGAGAACAGGCACTCAAAGGTGCCGCTGTTGAATCCAAATCTTGCAACAGTGTTCGAGCCGGAGCGGATCTGAATGTTCTCGCACCAAAGGTTGCCGAAAGGATAGGAGGCATTCCCCAGATCCCAGTCCACGATCGTTGCGGGACGGATGCAGTGGTTAGTGGTTTCCACAATGAGCGCATGTGTGCCAACGCCATCCCACGAAGCAAGTTTGATCTGCGTTCCGGCGAAAATGTAGGTATAGTCGTAGTTCCAAGTACCGTCGCCGCCGATGTACATGGTGGTGCTGGTATATTCCTTCAAGCTGACCTTGCCGGACTGAGAGTAGATGGTCTTGACCTTCAGCGTGGAGGTGTCGATGCGGTCGGCATGGATGGTGCCGGTGGTGATATTCGCGCCGTTGATGGTGGTCTTGCCTGCCGTGCCGAGGGCAGAGATGGTCACATAGCCGGAGAGGTCAATGGTATCTGCCACCAGCTTGACGGCCCGGTCAGTCATGGTGAAATCAGAGGCGGATGTGCCGGATTTCACCAGCCAGTTGATTTTGTTTGCCGTCTGCGTGACCGAGGTGATGTTGCCCTCTGCCGTCTCGATGCGGGTCTTAAAGCTGTTCACGGTCTGCGTCAGGGTAGAAACGGAGCCTTCCGCATTTTCGATGCGCGTATTAAAGCCGCTGACCGTCTGGGACAGCGTGGAGACTGCGCCCTCGGCGTTTTCGATGCGCGTATTAAAGCCGCTCACGGTCTGCGAAAGCGTGGAGAGATTTCCGTCCACGGTTTGGATGCTGGAAAGCAGCTTGCCGTCTGCAGCCTTGAACTCCTGCCGCACTCGATCTAACTGTGTTGCGGTGGACGCAAGCAGGTTCGGCACATAATCGCCGACCTCCACCCGCACGGTGTAGCGGTAGAAGGGGTCGTACTCGATGCTGATGATGCGCGTGTTCACATTCACGCCCATCGGCGTATAGGTGATGTTCACCTCGTCGCCCGCCTGCAGGTCCGCCATTTTGAAAAGCGAGATCTCGTAAGACTGCGTATTCTCCCGGCTATCAATGGTCACAGCCAGATCGGTCACGTTTTCGCCGTCCATCAAAGATTTGCGAACAGTGCTGCCGCGATGCCTGCGCAGATTGATCTTGTACCCATCGTACTCCACCTCGCAGCCGCAGGCGTCAATGAAGCGCATGAGCGCGCTGCGGCGGCTGAGTGGGCTTTGGTCGGTGAACGCGCACTCCACGCGCCCGGTCGCTTCAATTACACCAACGGAGAACGGCGTGCCGGACAGCAGCTGCGTCATGCCGTCTGCCGGAGTACCCTCAAAAACAAAGGTCACGAGGTTGTACTGCTCCTCGTTCAACAGGTAGGTGATGTGCTCACACTGCGCCATCGTGACCGGAAAGCCGCCCGTGATCTTCTTGGCGACTCGAACAACGGTATAAAATTGACCGTCCAGCTTCGCGGTCATGCCGACAGACAGCGATTGCGACCGGGAAGCGAGGACGGAGAACGAAAGTGTCCGCTCCCCGGACAGCTTGTCGCAGAGGGATGCAGAGAGCACACGCGGAAAGCTGCATTGGAGCGTCCCGGCACTGTTATAGATTTCAATCATGGCCATTTCTCCTTACACGGTTCCGAGATTACGCACATAGGCGGCATTCTGCGTCCACTGAATTTCCGCCAGAATCCGGGCCAGCGTCGTGCCATCGATGGTGAGCGGAATGGTGACGTTGAACGCCTGCCCGCTGGACGTCCGCCCGACATCGGAAAGCCCGGAAAGCGTCGTATCCATGTTGATGTGAGACGGAATAGCAGTCTGCATATCTGCCGTCATGCCCTGCATGACAGAGGAAATGCCGTCCGCCAGATGCTCCGCCGAACGCACCGCCGTCTTACCGTTTTTGTCAAGGGACCCGGCAAGACCCTCCACCAGCATCTCACCGACCCAGCCCATCTCTTTGGACGGGGACGCGATTCCAAAGAAGTCGCAGATGCCGTCCCAGATGGAGCTGATCCATCCGCTGACCTTATCCCAGAGCCACGAAGCGAGGGACTGGATGCCCTCCCACAGCCCGCGCACAAGGTTCGCACCGACCTCTACGATCTGGGGAATGGACTCCGTAAAGGCGTTCACGATGCCCTCGATGATCTGCGGGACCGCCTTGACGATCTCCAGAATGATGGTGGGGAGATTTTCAATGAGGGAGATAAACAGCGTCACGCCCGTTTCCACCAGCTGCGGGATGGAGGCCAGCAGCGCATCCACAACGGCAGAGACGATCTGCGGCAGCGCCGCGACGATGGTCTGGATGATCTCCGGGAGGTCCTGCACCAGCGCCACCAGCAGGTCGATACCCGCCTGCACGATGCGCGGCAGTCCTTCCAGCAGTCCCGTGACGATGCCGTCAATGATCTGCGGCAGAACTTCCACGATTGCCGCAATGATGTCCGGCAGCGCATCCACCAGTGCGGTCAGAAGCTGGATGCCCGCCTCCATGATCTGCGGAATGCCCGAAATGAGGAAATCCACAATGCCTGTGATGATGGCAGGGAGCGCTGCGATCAACTGCGGCAGGGCGTCCAGAAGCCCCTGTGCCAGACCGAGGATGAGCTGCAGCGCCGCGTCCAGCAGGAGCGGAAGGTTGTCAATGAGTCCCTGCACAATGGTCGTGACAGCTTCCACGGCAGCGGGGATGAGCTGCGGCAGCGCGTCCGCAAGCCCCTGCACCAGCGACACGATCATCTGCGTCGCAGCGTCAATGAGCAGCGGCAGATTGTCGATGACCGCCTGCGAGACCGTCATAACCGCCTGCACCGCTGCGGGAATCAGCTGGGGCAGCAGCTCCAGAATGGTGGTCAGAAGCTGCGAAAAAAGCTGCGTCACGGTATCCAGCAGCGTGGGAAGCAGTTCCGCGATGGCTTCCAATAACGCCTTTGTTGCCGTGGGCAGCGCCTTTACGATATTCTCAATGACGGGTGTAATGTTGGCGATGACGTTTTTCAGTGCCTCTGCCATGTTCCCGCACAGCTGCTCCATATCCGCATCTGCGTTGCCGAAACCGACGAGCAGATTCTTTCCCGCCGCCTGTAAGGCGTTGATGGAGCCGGAAATGGTGTGCTCCGCTTCCTTCGCGGTCGTGCCGGTGATGTCCATGCTCGTCTGAATGACATGGATCGCGTCTACCACATCGGCATAGGATTCGAGGTCGTAGTGGATGCCGGAGATCGCCTCGGCATCGGCCAGCAGCCGCTCCATTTCGGATTTTGTACCGCCGTAGCCGAGCTTCAGGTTGTCCAGCATCGTATAGTTCTGCTTGGCAAAGCCCTGATATCGTGCCGAGCAGCACTTCGATGTTGCCCAGTTTCGCATAGACCGCCGCTGCGGTGATGGGGAGCGTATTGTCCGCTTCGGCTTCGTCTGCCACCTGCACGGCAAGCCGCCCCTGCTTGTCCCACATGAGCGCGTGGCCCAGCGAGAAGTCGCCGCCGACCTGAACGGTCGCATGGAAGTCGGCATGAAGCCGTTCATCCTCGGTGTGCAACTTTGCACTAATTTGCATCGGCGATCAACTCCTCTCGATGTAAAAGTTCTTTTGTTGGGACCGGAATACTGTCCGTTGCAAATACCGCGCCGCCGAGCATGACCCGAAGCTGCACTTTTGCGATCTGGTTGTCCGGCAGCATCAGCGTTTCGGTCTGCGTCAGGCGAAGGCTGACCTCCGTGCCGTCTGCGGACAAAGACAGTTCTGAGAGCGGACGCAAGATTCGGACCGTTCCGCAGGCAAGGCAGAACTCCGCAGCCGTGCAGCCGGTGATGCTTCTGTCAAGAGACAGCGTCAGGGTTGGCGTTGTGCCTGGGATGATGCTCATGTGCTTCGCCTCCTTACAGTCCGGGCGGGATAATATCGTCGATGGAAAGCTCCCGCTTCGGCTTTGCCATGCCGAGGAACTGCCTGTGACATTCCCACAGGTCGAGGAGAAAACCGAACGGCGTCAGCCAGACCTCCTCGGACGGAAGATGCAGCTGCGCCGTTCCGTAATAAAAAAGCCGGGTGAACAGTTCCTCGTCTGTTACCCGACTGGTGCGTTTTTTGAATTGTTCTCGCTTTCCACATTCCGCTTCGTTCCCTTGAACATGGCCTCCATGATGGCGGATTTGTACTCTGCCAGTTCCAGCGGGCTTGTGAGCAGCTCGACCGTCTCCTGCGTGAGAAGCTCCTGCTTGTCCTCCGGGGTGCGGAGATTGTGGATGAGCACGGACTGGTTTGCCAGCAGCGTAATGAGCCACACCAGCTCGTCCAGCGCCATCTCAAAGTTCTCTGACCGCATCAGCTTCTGCCCCAGGTTTTCCAGACCGCCGTAGCGGCCTGCGATCTCCTTGGTGGCGCGGGTGGTGAGAATGAGTTCAAACTCCCGACCGCCGATGTTGATTTTTGCACTTCTGTCGTCCATAAAAACGCCTCCTTACACCTGTGCGAATGTCGGCTCATACACCTCGGTGTACCAACCGCTGATAACCGATGCGGAAACTCCGGTGGAATCCTCAGACACCTCCGCCTTCCACGGGTGCTTGCCCTGACCGTCCAGCTTGTTGCGGCGCAGGACGGTACCCTCAATGGTGGGTGTGGAGAACTCAATGCTCTCGCCCTTGGTGGTGAGGTTCGTCGCGGGGATGCCGAACTTGACCTTGTAGAGCCAGAAGTAGCGGTACTTACCGTTGGACTTCTTCGCCCGGAAGCCGATAGCCACGGGTTCACCGCCGTCCTCGGATGCGGAAATGAGCACCTTGTTGTCGTCGATTTTTGCGCCGGTCAGGTCCTGCGCCACCTGCACGCCGATATCGTCAATGCCCAGCGTGAGCGTGCCGCTCTGGAACTCCTTCACGACCTCTGCCGCGCCATCATCGGCATAGAGCGTCGCCTCAGCCAGTTCCACGGAAAGCTCCGCTGTCATGGCCTTGGCAAGCTGCGTCGGTGTGCCGTAGGTTTCGTTGCCGTTGTCGCCCTCGGTGATTTTTGCGTAATAAAGTTTATCCAGACCAATGGTCGCCATTGTCATTCCTCCCAAACATAAGATTTTGCCACATCTATGGCGTAGTGGTGATAACCGGTGTCGGTTTCAAAGCCGATGTACCGGCGGTCAGTGATTGTCATATCTGCGTTTAGTACTGCTTTCACAAGTTGATTTTTGATTTTCGTGTAATTCTCCTTGCAGAACAGGGACAGCCGAATCTCTTGAACGTCAACGCTCGGTTGATTATCCGCATGGAGGTCAAAGCTGTCCGACAGCGGCGTCAACACAAGGTAGGTGTCCGGTGCTACATCGGAGAAGATGCCGGTTTCCACAGGCACACCGCAGCTTTCCGCGATGGTATTCAGTTCCGACAGCAAGCTCACAGCTTTTCGACCTCCTCCTTGAGCGTCTGCTCCATGACACGGATGCACTCCGTCTTGGATGCAGATTTTGCGGGTTTCAGAAATGGTTTTGCAGGCTGTCCGTGCTTGCCGTATTCCAGAATGTTGGCAAGCTTTGCATTGCTGCCGCCATCCGAGCGCGGTTCGGAAAAGCCGATCTTGATGTCGTGGTTGCCCTCACGGTTCAGCTTGACGGGCGACAGACCGAGCGACTGCGCCAGTTCGCCGGTGGAGCGCGAATCGTACTTTGTCCCGCTACCGATTACAGAGAACAGATTGCTCCGCACCTTTGCCAGAACGACTTGCCCGCCAGCCTCCAGAACTTTTTCCGCAACACTGTCGGTGTCCTTGCCCAGACGGGAGAGCTTTGTCAGAAACTCGTCCGGCAGTTTGAAATCAGCCTTTGCCAACAGTAGATTCACTCCTTTTCGCTAAAACCTCGATATACATTCCGCGACCCTTTACATTCTCGACAGAGGTGATATTAAATCGCTCTCCATCGCAGATGAGAAAATGTTCGGTAGTAATTGTCAGCCCCGGAATACACCTGAAACGGAACAGGTCGGTGGCTTCGCTGAATGCCGCAAGGTTCGCCAAGCGCTCAGAGCCGTGCCGCCCTTCCCGGTAGACGCGGATGGACGCAAGGACTTCATCCTCAGAACGGGTGAAGCCCTCGCTGTCCTTGACCTGCTTTGTTTTCACAATGTCGGCAAAGCCGTTCATTTGTCCAAGGCCCATACTCACACCTGCCAATTTCTGTCCAGACGGAGCAGCAGATTGACCGTATTCCACACCTGCTGTGCCGAACCGATGGTGTTGGAGAAGAACCCTCCGGTGCCGCCGTCCCGCGACTCATAGAAGTGGGATGCCAGCATGATAATCGCCTGCTCCGTGGTGGGCGGCATAGGTGCGTTCCGATACGTTCCCTCCGGGATGTGCTGATAACTCTCCGCGTATGAAACAGCGGCGGTGATGTAGCTCTGAATGAGCGCATCATCCGCCGTGTGTTCCAGAATGAGGTTGGCTTTCACTTTAGTGAGCAGTCCATCCATCACCGCCGCCTCCTTTCATCAGGCTGCCTTCATCTTCAGAAGCTGGATGCCCTCCGGCAGGATGATCTTACCGTCCACACGCTCAGTAGCGACAAAGCCGACCTGACCGTTGGTGGAATACAGTTCGTTCAGACGCTGAACGGTCCTGCCGGTGCGGTCGGCGATCCAGTAGCTCTGGAAGTCGCCGAAGGCGATGGAGAGAGCACCCGCCGCCAGCGTGGGAGCATAGGGGCTGGTGTAAATCTCATAGCCCAGCAGCCGGTCCGGCTGACCCGCCTGCAGGGAGGGCTGCCACAGATACTGACCGTTGGAATCCTTCAGCTTGCGCAGTGCGGAAACGGTGGCATCGTTCATCAGGAACTTGGCGTTCTTGCGGTACGGGGCTTTCAGCGCATAGATGAGGGAGATCACCTCATCGGTGGTGACTGCGGTTGCACTGGCTGCGGTAACACCGACCGTGCCGCCGTTGGCGGTGAACAGTCCGGTGGGCTGACCCGTGCCGGTGCCGACGCAGAATGCCTGCTCCTCAGCAGCACCGAATGCATAGGCAAACTCGCGGGCGATGTACTCCTCCAGATCGAAGGCGCTGTCGTCCAGAAGCTCGATGCTCACCTTCACAAGATCGGTCAGCTTGTAGGCGTCGATGGTCTTCTGTGCGAAGGTGGGGTTACTCTCGGTGTAGGCGGCGTTCTCTGCCGTCCACGCGGCGGTGGAATGGGTCGCTGCAACGGGGATCTTGCGCTCGTTGTCGGTGGTGATGATCTTGCACAGACGGCGCATCACGTTTTCCTCCTTGAGCGTGTCCACGATGAACTTCTCAAACTCGGTGGGGACGAGATAGCCGCCGTTGGCGTCCACGCCCGCGGAGAGCACATTGTGGAGCATCCGCTTGCCGCGCAGATGCAGACCAAAGTCCTCGCGGTAGGCACCCGACGCTCTGCCGGTCTTGGCTTCACCGGTCGCTTTCTGGGGCTGTTCGGTGATGGGAGAGGATACGGGCTTTGCAAGCTCTGCGGCAATGGCGTCGCGGCGCTCCATGCGTCTGACCTCATTGGTGAGGTCGTTCAGTTCCTTCTCCATATTGGCGTAAACGGCATCGTCCTCAGTGGACAGAACGCCCTTATCATTGCGGTGGGTGTCGAGGAAACCCTCCATCGTAGCCCACAGCTTGGCGCGCTTTTCGCGCAGTTCAACGATCGTCATATTGAAATACCTCCATATTAAATGTAGTTTTTGATGGTGTTCAGCTTGGCTCTGAGCTCGTCCACAGAGCGCCCTGTGCGCTCCGGCACGGCTGGCTTGGGGTCGATGGCGCATTTTGCGGCGATCTTCTCCATGAGAGAGTTCACCACGTTCGCCTTGGAATACAGCATGGAAACGGTGGGTGTGGCCATGTCCCTAGTCTCATCAGCGCGGCTCATGATCCCGTCCGCAAAGCCGAGTTCCACAGCCTTATTGGCGTCCATCCATGTTTCGGCATCCATGAGATGAGACAGTTTTGCACGAGATAAACCGGTTTTAATCTCATAAGCGTTGATGATGGAATCCTTCACACTGCCGAGCATCTCAATGGCTCTCTGCATTTCCTCCGAATTACCGAACGCTGCTGTCATGGGGTTGTGGATCATGAGCATGGACACGGGAGACACCAGCACCTTCGTGCCTGCCATAGCGATGACGGACGCTGCGGATGCGGCAATGCCGTCGATCTTGACCGTCACATCGCCCTTGTAGTCCATGAGCATATTGTAGATTTGCGCCGCTGCCACACAGTCCCCGCCGGGGCTGTTGATCCAGACGGTGATATTGCCGCTGCCGGACATGAGCTCGTCCTTAAAAAGCTGCGGTGTGATTTCATCGTCAAACCAGCTTTCCTCGGCGATGGTGCCGTTCAGAAACAGTGTCCGTTCCGCCGTCTCCGTCTGGTCCTTCCAATTCCAGAATTTTTTCATCATTTTTTTCCTCCTTTCCGTCATCGGTAGGTGTATCTGCAAAAGCTCCGGCGTTTTTCAGAGGGAGCATATTGCCGTTGATGAGGTACAGGTCGCCGCCTTCCTCTTCCGGGATACGGTCAAGGTTTTCAAGCTCACGGATGTCGTTGGCGGACATCCAACCGTTCTGGCGGCCGATGGCGTACCCGTTCATGCGGGACTGATAGTCTCCACGGAGCAGACCTTCCAGATTGAACTTCACGAAATACACGGCTTTTTCGTCCTTGGACATAAGTGACCGCTGGATGGATTGCTCCCAGCGAATGACCCACGGGTCAAGGGTGTATTTCACGAACTCCAGGGACTGCTGCTCAATATTAGAAAAGCTCGACTTTTCCAGGTCGCCGACCATGTGGGGCGGAACTCGGAAAATTCGAGCGATCTCATTAATTTGGAATTTGCGTGTTTCGAGGAACTGCGCCTGCTCCGGCGAGATGCCGATGGGCGTGTATTTCATGCCTTCTTCCAAAACGGCAATTTTGTTTGCGTTGCCGCTGCCGCCGAAGGTGGACTGCCAGCTCTCCCGCACACGCTGCGGGTCTTTGATCGTGCCGGGGTGTTCCAACACACCGCCCGGAGCAGCACCGTTGGCGAAGAATTTCGCACCGTACTCCTCGCAGGCAATCGCCATGCCGATGGCGTTCTTTGCCATAGCGATGGGACTGTAACCAACCAGCCCGTCAAAGCCCAAGCCGGGGATATGCAGCACATCCGATGGCTGAAGCGTTACGGCGAATTTCTTATTTTTTATAGCTTCGTCCGTACCACGGTAATAGGTGTAGTACAGCCGCCCATCCTCGTCTCTGTCCACCGACATCTTGTTCGGCATCAAGGGATACAGAGCAACGATTTCATTCTTGCCGTTGCGGATGATCTGCGCGTAGGCATTGCCCCAGAGGAGCAGATGCGTCATGAGCGTTTCCCGGAATACAAAGGAGCTCATTTCCGGATTCGGCTCATCATGGAGCAGGCGGTAGAGCGGATGGTCGAGCGCCATGGCCTTACCGCCGCTGTCCGTGTATTTGTATAGGTGCAGCGGCAGTCCCGCGACAGCTTCCGATAGGATACGGACACAGGAATACACGGCGGTCATCTGCATGGCCGAGCGCTCTGTCACCGCTTTGCCGGAGGTCGTGCCGCCGAAGAAAAAGGCGTAGTTGCTGCCTGCCGTGCGGTTCACGGGCTTGTCTCTCGATTTGAACAGTCCCGAAAAGATACCCACATAAATCACTCTCCTTCAAAATGGGCAAAAGAAAAGCACCTGCGTTCAGGCGCTTTTCATGGGTTGAGTTGTTTGGAATTTTGGTGTATAATAAATATTAGGGTTTAGCCCAATAAAATGAAAGGAGACACCTAAGATGAAATTCAAAAAATTTTTAGGTGTTGCCTCTCTGGGGCTGTAGTTGCTTGTCAACTTCATGCCACAGATGGTGGCAATGCCTTAGTGGTTAATTGTGTTAGCTGAACTCATCTCGCATGCTATCGAATTTTATTTGATAGTCAGCGAGCACTAATTGCTGCGGGAACCGCTCCATCGAAAGATGGGGTGGTTCCTTTTATATAAACAAAATGCCACGGTCATCGTAGACCGAAGCACCATTTTCATTGCCGCAGCGGATGGCTCTATCCAGCGCCATGATCGTTGCCACGGCACCATCGATTTTCTCTGTGGATTTTTCTTTATCCGGCTTGATGTTCCCGGCAGGGTCGGTGCGGATGAAGATGTTGTCCATCATCCATCGGAGGACAGAATGACCACCGTGGGCAATGCGCTGCTCCAGCACCAGCTTCATCAGCTCCTTAGTGGGCGGGGACATATCCTTGAAGCCCTGTCCGAAAGGAACGACCGTGAAGCCCATGCCCTCAAGGTTTTGTACCATCTGCACAGCGCCCCAACGGTCAAAAGCGATCTCCCGAATATTGAAGCGTTCCCCCAGGCTTTCGATGAACTTCTCGATGTAGCCGTAGTGAACGACATTGCCTTCCGTGGTTTGGAGATATCCTTGCCGTTCCCACACATCGTATGGCACATGGTCGCGCCGGACTCGGAGATCGAGGTTGTCTTCCGGTATCCAGAAGTACGGCAGGATAATGTATTTGTCGTTTTCGTCCTCCGGCGGGAACACAAGTACGAATGCCGTAATATCTGTGGTGGAGGACAAATCCAGACCGCCGTAGCAGACCCGGTCTTCCAAATCATCCTCGCTGACGGCAAACTCACATTTGTCCCATTTATCCATCGGCATCCAACGGACTGCCTGTTTTACCCATTGATTTAGGCGAAGCTGTCGGAAGGAGTTCTCCTCGCCGGGGTTCTGTTTTGCCGATTCGCAAGCGTCCTTGACCTTGTCAATGCCCACCGTGATGCCGAGGGACGGATTGGCTTTCTTCCAGACCTTCGGGTCCGTCCAGTCGTCGTTTTCATCGGCACCGTAGATGACCGGGTAAAAGGTGTGGTCGATTTTGCGACCCTCGATGATGTCCTTGGCCTTCTGGTGGATCTCATAGCAGATGGACTTCGTATCGTTGCCCGCCGTGGTGATGAGGAAATACAGAGGCTGCATACGGGCGTCGCCGGAGCCTTTCGTCATAACATCAAAGAGCTTCCGGTTGGGCTGGGTGTGCAGTTCATCGAACACCACGCCGTGGGTGTTGAAGCCGTGCTTGTTGCCGACATCGGCAGAAAGCACCTGGTAGATACTGCCCGTTGGCTGATAAATGAGCCGCTTCTGGGAATCCAGTATCTTGACCCGCTTGGAGAGCGCCGGACACATCCGCACCATGTCTGCCGCCACGTTGAAAACGATGGATGCCTGCTGGCGGTCGGCAGCGCAGCCGTACACCTCGGCGCGCTCCTCACCGTCGCCGCAGGTGAGCAGGAGTGCTACCGCAGCGGCAAGCTCGGACTTACCTTGTTTCTTGGGGATCTCGATATAGGCGGTATTGAACTGCCGATACTGCTGTGGCGTCGGGTCTCCTTGTGGTCGTTGTTGTACTCTTGGCGGTTCAGATCCACCAGGAGTTCACCCCAACGGTCATCGACCTCAATGGTCACGGTTTCGGTTGCAAATTTGTACTGGATCTTCATGCGGACTCCTTTCGGGAGCCTGCATGGCGGCACTCTGGCCGCAAAACGAAAAAAAGCCCGCCGCACGACACTCAAGTGCCGTGCAGCAGGCTCACACCATAATATTTATATCCACGTCCCGCAGAACGCGGGGCAGTTGGACCTCTCTATGTACCTCCCAGAATCGCTATTCCACCAAATCCAGCAGCCATTTAGCTGTGGGCCGTGCCAGAAGCCGTGCGTTCAGATAGGCCATCTCCAAGGTCAGGCAGGTATATCCCATGTAATACCCGTCCATGGGCCGGAGGGTGATGGCGAGATCCGGCGTCTCCATATCCGTCAGACACAGCGGCAGGGGG